GCTAATAATTTAAATTCGCTCTTCATCGCCACATACAATCTTTTGTGTATGGCTGACATGACTCTGGAACCACGTTCTAAGAGAGCAATGGTCGTCCCAACAGCTGCTTGTTGGTTGCCGTCACCGACCTGCATGTCAGCTATGGCGGCAAATCGTTGCCCTGCCGATACCACAATACCCATCAACTGTAATAAAGTTGGTGATGGTTCTTTAAATGGTAATGGCATAAATGCATCTTTGATACTTCCTCCAGGTGCATCTACATCTCTGAATTCTCCAGGTTGAATTGCTTGTGCTTCATCTCTTACTCTGATTCCACGTTGTTTAAATCCTGCTGGTAAATTACTTAAAGTTCCTGCGTCTAACAATTGACGTAAAGCAGTAGTTGCCGTTCTAGACAAACCACCGATCATATGTATTAATCCAAAACCATAAAAGCCCATACCCGGTAAAAATTTAAAATGAACAAAATAATCTATTTTAGATTTTGTTGGATCTTCAGCTTGAAAG